TGGGAAGATCCTAAGATAATAATTCACAGTAATAATTGACATAAAATTTACTTCGTAACCGACCTGGGAGGACTGATAGGAATAAATAATACGTGGTTTAGAACACGAAGTCAATATAAAGGAAGCATACTACAAGCCCCAACCGGTATATACCGACCTGCCCCGGGCGTTATTACTGACACCCTTTCAGGGGGTGGACTTATTCTAGTTTTTAGGATGGACGATAATAATGCTTGTGTTTTTCAAGTGACCGGGAATGGCATCTTAGCTGTTCGTACAATGAATGTAAACAACGGTAAATGGAGCGACTGGGATACAATAGCTAATCCAAGTTTTCCAACATAATATAGTGCCACAAACCCGACCTGGGAGAACTGATTGGGAATGCAACATCAAATAAAAGCGGGTTGATGAGTTCCGGTATGGTACCTTTAGAATTATCTAAAGATAATAATCAATATTGTAAGATTAGTGTATTTATGCCAAATGCCGGATCAATAAATGAGTCTGTAATTAGTGTTACAAATGTTGGTGGAGACTCGTTCTCAGTCGCAGTGTCTATGATTAGATGGAATGCAAATAAAGTCTTTTGTAAATTGATAAACGGAACCAAAATTAGTAACATTAATATGTATTATACAGTTGATACAGAAAGATTTTGCTTTTACATAAAAGCTAATTGGTATGCGAAAATAATAGTGTCACGATTAGGTCTTGTGAACACGAGCAAAATAGAATCAATCAATGCTATTCCTAGTGGGGCGATTGAAGTACCAATATCTTGACGTGACAAAAGATATAGCACTGAGCTGGGAGAACTTCTGCAAAATGAAAACTATATAAGGATGGCAGAAGGTAGAGGATCTGCAACCTTATATAGGATTGATTTTATGAGGAATTTAAATTTGGTTGTTAAGATTGTTGGTGAAGGTAATTCGGAAGTAGTTGATGACTACTCTATTATCTGTATGCATGGCGGTGGTAATGGGTTATGTATTACGCATAATTCTGGACCGTCATCAATAAGAATGTATAGAGATAATGATTACAATTATTATGTTTACGTGAGTGGATGGGGATACGCTATAGCATATTTTGCCAACCGCATACCGATTTATAATGCCATTTCAGCAACTAAAGTAGATATAGATATTAGGACGCTCGAACAGGTAGGAATTTAAACAAGAATTTCTGCCTGTTGGCGATTAATTGGGATTATTGGCGAACCGTATCTTTGGTATAAAAAACGGGTGGTCCGGTACAAACCGGTGCCACCCGATCCTCCCGATCATTGTAATACTATTAAAGAATCAACATCTTTATCTGATTCCTCAAATTTGAAAACATGATTAGATCCTACAGACGTAACAGTCAATGGTTCTGACTGTGTAGTCGTCTTTACATAAATATTACCATTTCTTTCTCTATATGCATTAAAGTGATCCTTTCCTAAAGGACCAGACAATCTTGTGAATTTCGCACTGTCCGCCCAGTTACCATCAATGGAATATAATCCGGTTGCTCCACTTGTTCTAATAAATACAAGTGTAGAATATCCATCCCAAGATTCTATTTTTATTAATTTGGTAGACATGATGGATTGAGCAATTTTAATATAATTATTTTTACTCATCAATCCGTTTGCTTCATTCGTTGCAAGCGGTATCAGTTCTCCCAGGTCGGTTACGAAGTAAATTTTATGTCAATTATTACTGTGAATTATTATCTTAGGATCTTCCCAAGTTGAAACGTCTGGATAATTCCTTTTTCTAAATATTAATGTTCCGTCTATTGCTATTCCGAAGATGAAAACAGCATCTTCTAATTGTTTTATAACCAATCCTTGAACGACATTACCGTAGAATCCTTCTCCAGCAAAAGCATTGAAATTGGAAACGAAAGGTTGAATTGTTTTTATAGGCATTTCATTTACAAAATCCGTAAATTCACTCCATGAAGAAAACGATTTTGTTCCCTTCGGATTTCCCAACAGTTCTCCCAGTTTTGATGCAAGCGACTGCATCGTCATTTTTGCCGCATCTCCGCTACTTTGTAAAACTCTTACATTTGCGGCATCCGTCACTGTCGGAAGTTCATTCTCATACACGTCATTTCCTGTTGCCGCAGCGGCGGCAAATGTTGAAGTTTCAGACAAAGCCATAACCATTCTTGTGGAAACCATATCCACCATTTCATCTACTGTCACATTTTGTTCGTTGCCGTCTTTATCCACAGCCTTGAAGCCAACTATATTTTCTAAATTCAAATCACTCATAATATCAATTTTTATAAAGTTCTTATATAAGTTTTCCACGCTTTAGAAGTGCCGCCAACCGATTTGTACAGCTTCTTCCTACCACCTTTTATCTTGTAACGGGAAAGGTTGTTCCCGTTATAGTTCACGGGATAATCCGGATTGCCTTCGTTGGCATACGCCTCCATTTCATACGGAATGGTATAATACGCTGAACTCGCAGGATGGCAGATAGGGTTTCCCTTAACCCATTCGACAAAATACCGCCAGTAGTATTTTACCCATGAGCCGATAACCTGTGCCTGACGCAGGTGTATGGTTTCGTGCGTCAGGCTTTCCTTACCCGCATAGGTCTGCATATACCTATCTATGTTCTCCTTGTTCTCGGCACGGTATATCATCCGTCCGCACCACATCATGAAACGGTATCCCTTGAAAGGATAATGCTTCATGGCAAGCAGCTCAGGAGTATCAAAATCACCCGGCTTGCTTGAGAACAGCATCTTGATTAATTGCCATAATTCTTTCATAGCGTTTCTATTTCAGATTCAAGTTCAGCGATATGGTTATCAATACACGTGCTCACCTCGCCATTGAAGTTTGCTATATCCAGTTCCACGCATCCGGCACTTGACCGGGCGCTGCTGTAGATACGGACATAGCCTCCGTTATTCAATGTTTCCTTAGCCAGCTTCAGTTTCGCCAGTTCGTCATTGATCCGGCTGGCACGTTCCAAATTCTCAATCTTCATGTTGTTCCTCCTTCTTTTTATCCAGATAATCATTCAATGAATCGGCCAGCAAGCCGGACAACATAGGGGTAGAACGTCTTATGATATCCACCTCCTCTTCGTCAAGTTCCACACCATCTACAGTCGACTTGAAGATTTTCTCCGCAAGGAGATGCGCCTTCAAACCCGCTACGTTCTTATATATCCAGTCACCGAAGGCCTCAGTGATGTTACTGGCTATAAGCTTTTCTTTTTTAATCCCATCATAAATAGGGAATTGTGCAAAATTTATTCTCATACTTTATATTTAAATTATCCGCAATAAAACATAACCCAATAATTACCCATACACTTAATGAAGCCGGATGCAAAATCCAAATCAATATAAGACACCTCCTGTCCTCCGGGAGCAGGCAGGATCCGTCCTCCTGTCAATCTTACTCCGCCGCTCATACGTTTGAAGTATATAGTATGTCCCGGAACATCCGGAGGAAGCGTCACTTCTATATTGTCTCTATTAATAAACATCACATTATCATCGTTGTTGTTCAATGAAGCTTTGACAGAGATATTCCTCCAGTTGCCAACTATGCCACGAAGAGAAACATAGCTGTCATTGTTCGGATGAAGGAAAATGTTACCGCCTTCCACGAACAGGGGAATGCTCGGGGTCTTGATGTGCATCCCGATCATGGCATTCGGACTCTGTATATCAATTCCGGCATCATACTTAATCCCTTCAATAGTGACAAACTGCGTGTTTCCCCCGATTCTTACGTTTGCAAATGTCCTTTCATTATAAAATTCAATTTGCCCGGCAGACAGGTTGAAACCGACGTATTTATTTGTTTCATTTTCATAAAGGATCTTTGAGGACAATACTCCCGAAGCGATGGAGAACGGACCGATACGTCCTTTATCCGCTGTGATTGTTCCTGTAATCTCTGCATTCTTACATTTGAAATACCCGGTTACGCCATTGATAAGAAGAGTTTCACCTTCATCGTTGTGGGATTTAAGCACATTGTTTTTGAACATGAAGCCGGCTACATTCGCACCATCGGCAAACAGGGTGTCAGTAGCGATATTCACAAACTTCTGCATGGCTTCCCAGTTCGAATCCCCGTTGGCTGATGTGGGTGCAACGGTAACGGAAGCACCGTAATTCTTTACAAGGAAATTATAATAAACTCCCCCTATCAGATATATGACCTTATCCCGGTAATCCGCATTCCAGACATAAGTCTGTCCTGATGCGAATACACCTCTGTCACGGGGAAACGCCCCTGTTGCTCCTGTTGCTCCTATGGCACCATCATTAGCTACACCCACCCCTTTTTCAGCGACAAAATTATTATTCCATGCGTTCGCGTCCGATGCGGATTGATAAGCCCGGACGGCAAACTGGGTGTATCCGGCTGTCGCTGGAACGGATATCTGATTGCTTAGGGTAGCACCTACATGAGCCAGCCAGCTTCCGTTATATTTCCGTGCGACAAGATAGAACCTGTTCGTATCGCTCACATTGCCGCCTACATTCTGTTTCATGGTAACGACAAACGCTGACGGTGACGGTGTGCCTGTTGACGTGAAGTTTATCGTGCTTACCGGGCTGTCAAGCCAGTACGAAGCGGACGGTTCGACACCGGAAGTCATTTCCTGCCAGTCGGAGTTGACAGCCTTGTCCGATCTCTTCCCGGAAAGTATGTAACCGCCATCCTTCTTCCTTAGATAACGTCCACCTCTCACGCGAAGAAGCGGAAGTGGCGGATTGGATGTTTGAACCTTGCTTAAGTAAGATCCTCCGGCAAACGATACTGTACTGTTCTTGGCATACGGGGTATTGGCGGATTCCCAATGACCTGCGGCTGTGATGCTCTCACCGTCAGCACCGTCACTGCCGTCCACAACCATCGGGACAGTTTCGACATCAACCGCCTGACCGTTCACGTAGAACACGAACTTCAAG